AATGAGAAACGATATGGTATGCAGTGCTGTTGTTGAATCCATTACATCAACATTTGATGATATGTTGTTGATTCGTGTTTGCATACGTTTGATGACCTCGGGTGATTGATTGCTTCCCCTCAATGCGCGACCTTTCGTCCCGTCGTCAGTTATCTTGACAATGTATGGAACAAAGTCGTCGTGACTGATTACGGTGCTGTTTGTAAAGCGATCACCTTCCAGAAGTATTAAGCAATTTCGGTTCATTTCCATGAATAATTGATAATCGCTCATGATTGACATGCTCAGTTTGTCAGAGCCTTCGAACATGGAATTGTCGTATTTGCCCACAATGACCAATTCACCATTGGTGTGGTAGCGAATTTTGCCTATTTTCTTCTTTTGTGTGCATTGGTATTTTTCAATCAATTGCTTGAAAACCCACGTTTTTCCACTGCCTTGTACTCCAATGAGCAAAATGACTCTAATCATAGTTCAAATAATAATCGGTGATTGTATGTTTCTTTGCGGAATTCCCACAAAGGTTGCCATGATACCCCATGTGGTATGCTCTGTTCCATTTTTGCTATTTCCTTCCCCGCCCTGTCGATGTAAAAACCCACATATCTCTTGCCTAATCGGTATTTTTTGTATGCGCATAGTGTTGTTTCCACGTTCCAAATTGATTTGTGTTCAATGTCGCTGTTTCTGACCATTTGCAGAAGGTCTGTGAAACAGGATTGAAGCAAAGATAATTGTTCTTTGGTCAGTTTGTTATTGTTGCGATGGGTGTTAAGGTCAAGCCGATTGAATGCCATTGCCACCCCATTGCGACATGAGTCTGCTTCGGATAGGTCTAATGTGGTCGGTTCAATGGGCAAATTTGTAAGCACATTCAGCATTTCCAAATAAATAAACAGGGTGAAGCGACCAAAGGTGTAAATGTTCTCAGATTTCTTGTAAACTTTTAGGTAGTTTTCGTCTGTTGTTCCAGTGCATAAGCCCATAAAGAATTCGTGTTGTGTTTTGCCCCCCATCAGGGATCTATACGAACGGAATGAATGCACGAATTGATTTGATGATTTCACCCGCAATCTGTCTGTTTGAAATATAAGCAAATGCCTCTTGTCATCCCACCACTTTTGAAGCCTGTTGACGTCCACATTCTCGAAATCGGGAAACTCATTGTAAATGTAGTATGTGGTTGTAGGCGAATAAGTACAGGCATACAGGAATGCTATCCAGTACCGCTGTTCGATGTTCAATTCAAATCTATTACTGATGTACAGCAATGTATCATTTGCGGGATCAATGTCTCTAAATTTTGAGGACATTTTGTGGTATCGAAGATATTCTGCTAAGTGATAATCCATACGTCGTGTAATTCGCCTGATGCGTTAAGTGCTTGACCTACCTTTTGGAAGCCCATCTGAGACCAAAATTGTGCATTTGGGTTGGTTATTTTTGATTTGCACGTCAGTGCTATTCCCATTGTTCTCGCCTTCTTTATGAGATAATTGACCATCACCTTGCCTATGCCCTTATTGCGATGCTCAGAGTCCACCACAATGTCTGACAGGACAATGCAACGTTGCTTTGCGGAATGGTAATAGTAAACGACTGCTATTTGGTCAATGACAATGAATGTTCCTGACCCTTGTTTGTTGATGTGTTTTTGCCAAATCATCCATGGGTTGAAGATACCTACCTCATCCTTTGATTGTCTGTACAAACGTTCAATCCATTTGCGGTCCTCCAGTACTGCGGAACGTATTATGTAGTCCATGTATGTAACTGATTGATTGCCAATGGTTCGGGATGGACGTCGCCTAATGCCCGAATGAAAATGTCTTGTGTTGATGCAATGAAAACAGATTCACCAATGATTGCATGGTACAATGGTCTGTTGCCATTTGTGAACGCATGTAATTTGCCACCTTGCAGAAGGATCCCCGAAAAACTCCCCCTGTCGGATATAAATTTGACCATTTCATCGGGATGCCCGTTGGATACCTTCAGGACTATTTCCCCATCGTTGTCGGTTAGCATTTTGATTTGATAATGCTCTTCCATTTCTTCCTTGGTACGCATATCAATGACCCCATTAAAGGCTAATGACAGGTCATCAATATGAATAGGTTGATTGTTGATGTGGTCCCGATAATCTCCAGAAGTTGAGTAACGATTATGAAAAATTACGCGATCAGAGTCGGGTATTTTTACGTCTTTGAACTCGTGTTGAAAGTATTTTTTGGTCTTGATTTCGTCATTTTCGTACCATGAAAACCCGAATGAATGAAGCCCACGAATGCGTGATTGACGTATCAATTTGAAGGTTAAAAACGCGTCATTTTCGCCCCTATTTTTGCTAATATACCCTACAATTCCACACATAACTAACCCCTTCGGTATTGTTGGCTCAGAGTGCAAATCAACGATCTGTGAGTTGGTGTATAACCAATGTTAGCGAATGTGCAAAGTCGCTCAGAAGTGAAAAAAAGTGGCTTAAAATTGATTATGAGATTTTGCATTTTTTAGTCGTTTTTGACCTCAATTTCGTCGTATTTGAAGGCTTTAAGCGGATAAAAAACGAATGAATTTCGGTAACCATTTTGTGCGGTCGGAACGATGGGTGTAACCCCATGAAGCGACTTCCATGCGGGATAAACTAACATAGAATAATCACCCGTATTGAAGACCGCATCGAAATCTGGAAGGGACAAATCGCCCCCGTATGCATTTTCCTTTTTTGACAAAATTACGTTCATGCATGGAACTAAATTTGCGGTATCGACATGGTATGCGGCTGCTATGTTGTAATTGCTAATTGATGATGTAAACAGATTTGCAAACCGCCATTCTTGAGGCACGTTTTGCTGAATGGTAGATAACTGAATGTCATAGAGATCAGGAACAATTTGCTTGATAAGTTTTTCAGATTCCAGTGCAGCGCATAGCATTGCTTTGACAAAGATATCCGCTGACTTTACTGAATGAACACTGCTGCGTGTTGGATATGGTCGTCTCATGTGAGGCTTGGGTGGAACTGAGCCAATTATTGTTGAGTACTGCTCGACTCCTTTCCCGCCTTCTCTACGTGCGTTTAATGCACTGCTCCTTGTCATTACTGACTTGGGTACATTCTTACTTCGGAATTCGTTGTTTGCTATGTCTAAGAACTTGCCCAAACTGACTGAATGATTTCGCACGTCACGAATGTAAAAACCCACAGGTATATCATTGTCAGTGAGTAATACATCCTCATTGATGTTTGGAAGAATATTTCCACATGCATCCCCCACTTTCATGTTGTGAGGCTTTTTGATTAACTCCAGTCGTTTCATCGTAACAGGTCTTGAAGGTATTGTATGAATTCGCCACCAATGTAAATGTCGGCTTCTCGGCATTGACGTTCCAATTCCTTTGCTGTTTCATAATTGGTTCCGACCTCGATTTGAATTGCTTTTTTAACCCCGTTGTAGAAGTCTTCAATGTTGCCTAATACGTCTTCGTAGTCATCAAGTGCGGTATAGTCAATGCTTTCTTTGCCTAACCATTTCTCGACTGATGCCATGTCCCATCCAAATTCCAATGCATCCATGTCCCAATCCCCATAGGATAAATTGTCCTTGACTATCAATTCCTTTGCACGTTCCTCTGATAAATCAACACGTGTGACAAATATTGTTTCTCTGCCTATTTCTTTACACGCTTGATACCTCATGTTGCCGCATAGTATTTCGTTGCTTAAATTGACGATTATTGGTCTTATTTTGAGCATTTCAGGAAAGTCCAATAAGGATTGTTTCAAGTATTCGAATTTTCGCGCTGATATAGTGCGCGGATTGTTTGGATGCGGGATAAGCAAATTCAGACTAATTTCCTCCATGACCTAATGATTTTTGCATTGATTGAATTAACAGATGACCTATGTTGTGTCCCTGTGATTTGGCACGTTTGACTAAGTCCAGTGCCGATTGATAATCGCCTATTTCAAATTCCAATTGAAGTATAACAGGCTTATGCACCTCCACTGATGAAGGCTTTGATTGTTCCTCCTCAGATTGCTCTACAGGATCCTCTGTTTGATATTTGATATGGTCCTCCCCATCCCATACATCTAACCCCCAATGTTGAAGATTGGATTGCTGATATTCGTTTGCGAGTACATCCCAATCCCAATCCCCGTAGTTCGCATTGTCTTTGATGATAAATTCATCCTTCTGTGCTTGGCTAAGATTTTCGGCACGTGTAATGTACACCTCCTTAAAACCCGCTTCTACGATTGCTTTGAAGCGCATGTTGCCCCCTAAGATGACCATGTCTTCATCCACCACTATAGGACGTAATTCGAGCATTTCAGGGAATTCCTTGATGCTGTTTACAAGTGCCTTGAATTTGCTCGGCTTAATTGTCCTTGGATTCTTGGGATTCGGTTTGATTTGATTGATTGCGATTAGTTCCATATTCTTTGTTTTGATACATGTATTCGCATATTGCGTATGCTTGTGCTGGGTTGTTGGCTGTGCCTTCAGAGATCACCACAGGAATGCAACGTGATACAAAGTCGTCAAAGGTTTCATTCTGTTGCGGTGTAGGCATTAAACACAGGATTTGATTAACAGGAAAATTCCGAATGCCATCCCCACTACAAACAAACGAAGCAATGATTGCTGTATGACCTTGGTATCTGCCAACCAATTTTGAATTGTGTATGCATGTAACCAAACAAGTGGCAAAAGTAGTATGCGGTCAAGAATGTATAATGAGATAACGAATGGAAGCCCGATGGCTGATAAAACTATAAAGTACCATTTCATAATGCAAATATTGTAAAAAAATTTAACATGGTAAAAAAAAAGAAGGTAGCCATCTCTGACTACCCTCTGTGAACAGGATCATTAAAACGTTGATAGGTATTTGCCGATTTTCTCTAATGTTCCAGAGTGCAAACCCTTTGTGCTGTCGCCCGAATAAAGATACATCCAAAGTTGATTTTGATGTACTCCCGCTTGTTTGCTAAAAGCATTTAACGTCATGCTGTATCGTTCCATGTGGTCGACAATCATCCGTTTGACGATTTGATTGATTTGTGATAAGTCTTTTGCAGTCATATCAGAACGGTAAATCATCGTCCATGCTGTCACCTGATGGTGCGCGCTCAGGACTTGGTTGTGATTGTTGAGTTGCTACATAAGGCTCAGAAATCGATACGCTAAAGTATTTCATGCCTTTTGCAGATTCCTTGAGCCATAATGCTATGTCAAAGTCTTTGCCATCAACATTGATTTTACCCTTGTAGTCGGGATGCGTTTGTGCGGTCTTCTTATCGTTTTTGAAGATTGCTCCGCTGTTGGTTTTTTGTTCCATTGTATTTGGTGTTTAAAATTACTTGGTAATATAATCGTGTGATGTCATCAGTTCAAAGTACAGTTGAGAAGGCATGATGTCGGCATACTCTTCCAGTCCTCGTGATAACCATTGCTTGTATTTGTCCCGAAATCTTGCATTGGATAGTTTGCGCCTTTGCTCGGCATCGTGAACAAACCGATATTGCGTGTACCATGAGGTATCGACTTGAAATGTGCCTATTTCTTCAATCAGACCTTCGTCAGCGATCATGCTGAGAACTGCTGTTAAAGTTTGATGCGACATCCCTAAAACGTCTCTCATAACCCAAACCGATGACCCTTCCTCACCACTCAGATAAATGTAATTGAGGACTTTTACTGTGTTTGACTTGACCGCACCTATGCGTATCTGTTCAAGCCATGTTTCTACCTTCGCCTTCATGGTTTGCGCAATGTGTTGCGATATTGGTCGTAGATTTCACGAGCCTTCTCTACGCGATCACGCATAGAGTCAATGATTGCTTCATTGCGTTCAATACGGAATATCTTAACCCGCTTGTGTTCGTCAATGTGGTCAAACATTAACTGCTGTGTTGCTAATTTAGTTCCGATTTCCAGCATTTCGTCAAACGACTTTTCGTGGTATTTAGGAAGGGAATGCAGATTGTACGATAACTTCTCCGCTTCCTTGAATAGCAAATGTTCAGGTGCAGACGTCAAGGTGTAAATAAGATATGATTCCTTGAAGCCTGTAAGCCACATGTACGTCTGTAACTGATATAAATAATCCTTGTTTGGAACGTCTGTTTCAAACCATGGGAAGGTAGTGCCATCCCACGAATTCTTGACATCCACTAAGTATTGATTGCTAACAAGATCAGGCTCACCAATGACCCATGAATTCACGTAACGTTTTTTTGGTTGAGACAAATCAACATCCCACCCTGTTACACGTTTCATCATTTTCAGTGATTGCTCTTCGTTGATGATACCCTTCTCAATGTGTTTTGACGTTACAAATTTGTCAATGCCATATTCATTAAACAAGACCGCATCCTTGATTACGTTGAGGGCTGTTGCCCCCCACTCTTCCTTGCCACGTCCTTGCGTCATAAGCCCCCCAATCTGAGAGGCTCTGACTAACCAATTGTGCGCTGTCATAGTGTTTCGATTGTTTCGATTTGACTTGCTGTTAGCGCATATTTTTGCTTGGCATCCGCAACCGAAATCG